TCACAAGTAGAAGCAACATCTGCAGGATCACAAACAGGCGCATATAGACCTACTAGAGCAGGCGCTATGCCTTTGCCAAATGTAGATTTACCTGTAGTAGATAATCCATATGTATATTATCAAATAGATGCGCTAGATGACAGGTATGATTTTAGATCTGGTGAAAAAGTAAAAGATATACTTGTACATGGAATAAATGCCGCGGCAATAAGTCCTGTAGTAGTTTCAGATCCTGGTGTAGCAGGAGGAACATCTGACGTTGGAACTTCGCCATCTTCTGCTGATGCTACTGGAGAAACCGAAAGTGTACAAAATCCAGATGCATTAGATCCAAGAGGACAAGAACAATTACCTGATTTAGTTCCTAAAGAAGTACCTGCTCCTGTACCAACTGGCGAAGACGGAAATATAGATATTACTGCTCCTGCATTACCTTATATAGAAAGTGTAATAGATGATGCATTAAATAGTATTCCTGTTTTCGGCGACTTAAAAAATGGAACTGCACCGTGTTTAGATTCGGTCACAGGCGCCGGAGGTTATGTAGATGCAATAGACGGTGCAATAAACAACTTGTCTCCTGACGTAACAGGATTAGTAAATCAAGCCAAAGATGGGTTAACCGATAAGGCAAAAAATGCAGCACAAAATCTTACAAAAAGTTGGACTAATACATAATGGCAAGAAATGAACCACCAAGAAAAGGAACTACGTATACTCGTACAACAAGAGAATTACCACCTCTAAAAGTAGGTTCGCCGTACGAAGCTGTAATTGTTAATAATATTGATGTTAACAATATGGGAACACTAGAAGTAGAAATATTAAGATATACTTCTGCAGGAAACTTGCCAGAGAAAAGCGGACAACTTGAAACTGTACGCTATTTGAGTCCGTTCTATGGCACAACTCCTGCTAGAGGCTTAACAGAAAATGACGGATATGAATTTACGCAAAAAAGTTATGGTATGTGGGCAGTGCCGCCGGATATTGGCACTAAGGTATTAGTAATATTTGCTGAAGGAAATAAAAACTTTGGGTATTGGATAGGATGCATACCAGACGATTACATGAACTTTATGGTACCGGACGGAAGACCATCAACTACACTTACTACAGAAAACACACCTGAACACTTGATAGGTAAAAAATTACCTGTTGGTGAATATAATAAAATGGTTGAATCTGGTGAAAAAGTTGATACAACTCTTTTTAACAAACCATATAACAAAGACTTTACACAAATATTAGAAGTTCAGGGTTTATTAGCAGACGAAGCTAGAGGCACTACTACAACTAGTGCAAGACGCGACTTTCCTAGTATGGTGTTTGGATGGAGCACACCTGGTCCTAAAGACAAGCGTAAAGGCAACCCAAAATTTGAAGTAGGGCCAGATGGTAAAAAAGTAGAGTTACCCTACAATAGACTAGGCGGCTCATCGTTTGTAATGGATGACGGTGACGAAAGATTTGTTAGAGAAACACATGCAGAAGATGGTCCACCAAGATATGTAAACAAAGGCGCAGGATTTCCAGGCGGCGACGAAACTATACCGCAAAATGAATTGACTAGATTACGTACTAGAACAGGGCATCAGATAGTGATGCATAATTCAGAAGATTTAATCTATATTGCAAACAGCAGAGGCACAGCATGGATTGAACTATCTAGTGATGGTAAAATTGATATTCATGCCCAAGATAGTGTTAGTGTAATGAGCAATCAAGATATTAACTTTACAGCTGAAAGAGATTTTAACATTGACGCTGGTAGAAATATAAACATGAGGGCACAGGCTAGATTCTCCGACGGACAAAAAACGTTAGATGGCGTAGAGTCTGGTAGAATACAAATAGAAAGTGCGTTTGATACTAATATTTTAGTAGGTAACAATTATAAAAGAAATGTTTTAGGTACTAGTAATATAAAAATAGACATGGATAACTTTGTTACTATAGAAAACAATCACGAAGTTACAGCAGGAAATATCTTAAATACGTCTCTAGGTGGCTTCCATCAAAAATCTGCACATACTTTCTATAGAGAAAGTGCAAGTAATATTAACGATTTATCAGCAGGAGTATATCTTAATAAAGCTTCTGAAATAAATTCTCATTCTACTGGCGATACTAAAATACTTACTGTTGGCAATCATAATACTATTATACAGGGCGATCAATCTCTTACAATTACAGGTGCCAATACTATACAAGCCGATGTGCAACATTTTGAAGCAACAAATGGTTTACATATATTAGGAGGCACAGCAATCGCAGGAGATGCAGATCAAATTAGTTGGAACACAGGAAAATCTGTTGCAGGAGTTGCAGCTTTGACTGCACTTAGTGCAACTTCAGCAACTTCAGCAAAGATTGCAGAACCAATTATACCACTTCCGCTTATTAACTTGCCTTATGTATTTCCTGGTACTAAAGATACAGTGCCTTATGAAAGCATACACGCAAGAGCACCACAACACGAACCCTGGCCGCATCATGAAAATTTAAATCCGCTAGGATTTAAAGCAGAACAAACTGACAGGGAATCACCAGGACAACTTATGCCTTCAGATAGGATATTGACACCTGATACATTTACAAAATCTAAATCTAATGTACAAGAATCTGCAACAGTATTAAACTCTAGCGGAAATGACGATTACGGTACAACAGGCGATCAAACAATTGTTAATGGAGTAGATGTACCTCCGGAAACTGTACCTGGAACAGAATCACTTAGATCTATTTCTAATTTCCAAGTTGACAAAGAAAGAACCGATGAATATATGGCTAAATCAGGATATGGAAAATATCTTGGTAGAATATTTGTCGGCGATGGTCCTCTTGGAACAATCACATCAGGTAAACGAGGACTTAAAGCAGACGTTGCAGAAATTTGGGTACCAAACTTCCAAGGATTTATTGACGAACTAGAAGGCACCGGATACGAAATAAAAACTCTATTAGGATTCAGTAAGCGTACAATTGGTAAATCAAAAAACTGGAGTACACATGCTTCCGGAGCGGCTATTGATATTAACCCACCAAATCCTGTAAGGAACGGCACCCCTAATGGACTATTTAAACCTCGACCAAGAAATGCACCGGTTACAGACATGCCTGCAAATACAGGTGAAATAGCTAAAAAATGGGGGCTTGGCTGGGGCGGAAACTGGACATCTATAGATGATGCTATGCATTTCAGTACTGCTGCAAATGAAGGAGGAAGTTATAGATTTACTCCAGGAATAATTCCACAAGGTCCTAGCACCGACGCTACTGTAGATAAGGACGGATTGCCTACAGGTGAATATGTTGCTCCAAGTAAAGAAATTAATGAAGCACTTGAAGCAGAATCTCCTACGCCGCCAGAAAATGAAAATGCACCAGGACCACAAAACGCGGACGGTTCTCCAAATACTGGACCACAATAGTAAGGTAAATATAGTATGAGCGAACTAGAACAAAATCTATATAAAAAATTAAGCGTAGCAAGTTCTACAAAAGAACTTCCTGGCAGTAGGACTTATAGAGGATTTTCTTCTGCCACAAACGATAAAAGTTTTAAGGTTTATGACCACGAAGCTATAAAACAAGACATTATTAATCATTTCCATATTAGACAAGGCGAAAAACTATCTGATCCAACTTTTGGATGTATTATATGGGACATATTATTTGAACCCTTCACAGTTGATTTACAACAAGCAATTATTGAAAATGTTACATTTATTATTAATTACGATCCTAGAGTTCAAGCTGAAGAAGTTATTGTAGATCAATACGAAAATGGCATACAAGTTACTGCAACTGTCAAATTTATTAACTATTCTATAGTGGAAAAATTGCGGTTTAGCTTTGATCAGCAAGCAGGATTATTATTTAAAAATTAAATACATACATTATTATATCACATAAATACACAAGTATAAAGGAATAATGATATGTCATCAAGTGATAGACAGTCTAGATTACTAGTATCAGAAGACTGGAAAAGAATTTATAGTAGCTTTAGAAATGCTGACTTTCAAAGCTACGATTTTGATAACTTACGCAGGGCTATGATTAACTATCTGCGTCAAAACTATCCCGAAGATTTTAATGATTATATCGAATCTAGTGAATATCTAGCCTTAATCGACATGATTGCATTTTTAGGTCAAAATATTTCTTTCCGTGTAGATCTAAATGCAAGAGAAAATTTCTTAGAAACTGCAGAACGTAGGGAAAGTGTCTTACGTTTAGCTCGTATGCTTGCATATAATCCAAAACGTAATCAATGCGCTAACGGATTGTTTAAAATTACAACTGTAAAAACAACAGAAACAATGTTTGATAGTCAGGGAATAAATTTATCTAATACTGTTGTTAAATGGAATGATAATGCAAACAATAATTATTTTGAACAGTTTTCAAAAATATTAAATGCAGCACTGCCTATAAACAATAGTATAGGAAATCCTTTAAAGTCACAGGATATAGAAGGCGTGACTACACAAAAATATAGATTTAATTCTACAAATAGTGATGCGGCCCTTTTTCCGTTTACAAAATCAATGGAAGGCACTAACGTAAAAATAGAACTAGTAAGTTCGGATATAGACAACGGCAGTATTGTTGAAGAGCCTCCACTGCCGGGAACAAGTCCAGCATTTTTGTTTAGAGATGACGGACAAGGCGCAGGAAGTTCTAATACAGGATTTTTTATGCATGGTAGACAAGGTACTATGCAACAAGGCACTTTTAATATAACAAACCCAACTGCTAATCAAACAGTTGCAATTGATGCTCAAAATATAAACGACTCTGATGTATGGTTATATAGTGTTGACTCAAATGGCTTTGAAACAGCTCAGTGGACAAAATTAAACGCCGTACAAGGTAATAACGTCATATATAATAGCATCTTTAATCAAGTTAGAGATATATTTGCTGTAGAAAGTCGTATTGGCGATAGAATTAATGTAGTTTTTAGTGACGGAACATTTGGAAACTTACCAAATGGTAATTTTAAAATATATTATAGAACAAGTTTGCCTACTCCTGCTGTAATTACACCGGGCGCAGTGGGTAATATAAATATCGCCATTCCTTATC